CCAGCAACAAAATTACCTAATTGTTGTTTTCTATCTGCATCGATAGGCACATCTCTAAATATTCTGTACTGTGCGTTTAAGATTATATTCTCTAAAACAGCATCCGTTAAAACATTCGAGTCAGTTTCAGTGTAACTTCTGATTTGTGTCTTTAATCCTGATGCGCTTAATCCAGCCATTATTTAACTATCTCCAAACATAAAGGACATGTTTTTCTAAATCTTTTGTGACCAGAACAATGTTCTGCTTTCACAGCTTTTTCATTTTCATATACTGGAGTATCAGATTCTGCAGGTTTTAAATATAGTTCTGCGTGTTCATCCATGTCCTCTGGACAAGCACATTGTTTAATACCAAACAAACTACAAATAAAATTTTTAATTTTTTTAATCATGCTGTTACCGTTACTGGTCCCGCTGATGCAGAACCACCTCCTCCTGTCTCACTTATACTAGATGTTGTGCCTGTTGCAAAGGTATAATTATCGGCATCTGTCTTTGTAATTGTATATCCTGCAGCTAGATTTATTGTTGCTGCAGCAACACCACCAACTACCTCAGCACTTCTAAATCTAACAGTATCACCTGTCGATCTACCGTGATCTGGTTCATTAACACTAATTGTTGCAGATCCATTTGTTGTTGTAAATGCATTTAGTGGTAACAATTTAGGAACAGCAGTTTCTATTCTATCAGGTCTTACATGTCTTAAAGATATAGAGTCACCGTTCATAGGTTTTGGTTCTAATTGTGGTTGCTTTGGTTCAAATTCAGATACATGCACAAACGCACCATTCCATTCTCTGACCATCTCTTTGTATGGAAACTCCATACCAGATCTGTCTGATATTGCTCTTGCGTATTTACCTGTTGCGTACTTTGCCATTATGTTCCC